GTTTGACGGACCGACCGTTGCCGTTGTGCCGGGACTCCGAACGATGACTCCCGAGCTGGCGATGCAGGTCGGGGCAATCTACGCCTGCGTGGAGCTGATCAGCAACACCGTGAGCTCGCTTCCGATGGTCGTGCGCTACACGAACAGCCGGCAGGAGGCGAGGGACTCCCAGCTGTATTTCCTGCTTCACGACAGCCCCAACAGGTTCATGACGCCCATGGAGTTCTGGCGGGCGATGATCCTCCAGCTTGAGCTGAAGGGCAACGCCTACGCGCTGATTGACCGCAGGGCAGACGGGGACGCGATGTCGCTCCGCCCGCTTGCATCCGACCAGATGCAGGTCGGGCAGGGCGAGGACGGGTCGCTCCGTTATCTCTACCTGAAGGACGGAGCCTATCGGGAATACCGTTCCGAGGAGATCTTCCACCTGAAGGGCATCGGCAACGGCGTGATGGGCCTGAGCAAGCTCGACTACATGAGGACATCCGCGACGGAGGCGATCAACGCCCAGGAGACCGCGAACAACCTGTTCGGCAACGCCAACAAGCCCTCTGGCATCCTGACAGTCGACCATGTGATCGACAAGGAGCAGAGGGCCGCCATCAAGGCGCAGTTCGCGGCGATGCGAGAGGGTGCCGCCTCGGGGCTCTTCGTCCTCGAGGATGACATGCACTATCAGGCTCTGAGCCTCACTCCCGCGGAGACGCAGCTGCTCGAGACCCGCAAGTATTCCGTCGCGGACATCTGCCGCTGGTTCGGGGTCCCCGCCGTGCTGATCGGAGGCGACTCCGGCACCACATGGGGAAGCGGACTGGAACAGATCATCGCGGGCTTCCACCGCTTCACGCTGCGCCCGCTGGTGATCAGTATCGAACAGGCGCTAAGGAAGCAGGTATTCAGCAGCATCCAGCGACAGCTCTACGAAGCCTACTTTGATTTTGACGAGCTGCTGAAGGTGAGCGAGAAGGACCGCTACGACATTTACGCGCGGGCGACCCAAAACGGGTTGATGACCCGCAACGAGGTGCGCCTCGCAGAGGGGCGCGATCCCGTGGAGGGCGGCGACGAGCTGACGGTGCAGAGCAACCTCGTGAAGCTCTCACAGCTGGGGGAGACGGCTCCCGACCAGACGCCAAAGAACCCGCAAGAGGAAATTTCAGAGGTACGGCAATGACCGAAAAGAAACACCTCATCATGAAATCAGCCGACATCATGCTGAAGGACGCCCAGGTGGGCGTGTCGGATGACGGCTACAGATTCAGCGGCTACGCCTCCGTGTTCGGGGGCGTTGACGCATACGGTGACACCATCGTGGCAGGGGCATACGCTCCTGCTCTCGAGAAGGGCGCCCCGAAAATGTTTTTCAACCACGACAAATACTCGATCCCGATCGGCAAGTGGCTCGTCGTCGAGGAAGACGACAAGGGTCTTCGCGTCGAGGGCGAGCTGACCCGCGGGAACCCGCAGGCCGAGACCGTTGCCGCCGCGCTGAAGCACGGCACCGTGGACGGTCTCTCCGTCGGGTTCTACCCGGCTGAAGACGGGTTGCAGGAGAACGAGAACGGTGGGTTCACGATCAGCAAGATCGACCGCCTGCTCGAGATCTCTGTCGTGACTTTTCCCGCTGACCGTGCCGCAAGAATCGAAAAGGCTGAGGCACTGGACAGCGTTCGAGACATCGAGGACTACCTGCGGGATGCAGGGCTCTCGACCCGTGAGGCGAAGATTCTCGTCTCGCGCATGAAGTCTGTTGTCGATGCGGAGAATCAGCGAGACGCTGAGGCAAAGCGACAGGCAGAAATCAAGGCGGCACTGAGCCGCATCGTAAACAAACTTTAAAAGGAGTCCGAAATGGACGACATGATTGAAATGATCAAGGCCGTCGAGGCCAAGATTGACTCCCTCCAGAAGGGCGATCCCCGCATCGCCGAACTGGAAACCAAGCTGGCCGCGCTGCAGGACGATTTCCGCCGCGCCGCTCAGAAGCCCGCAGCTGCTGAAAAGGCTGACGCTTCCGCCGGTGCCGAGTTCGTCAAGTCCGAGGCTTACAAGGCCTTCTCCGAAGGCCGCGCCGGCCGCGCCCGCGTGTTCCTGAAGAACACCATCTCCGCGCCGGTCGTCCCGTTCACCCGCGTCGCTCCCGCGCTTCCGCGTCAGGAGCTGATGGTCGAGGACGTGCTTCCCGCGTTCTCCACCTCTGCCAACCTCATCGAGTACGCCCGCGAGACGGCGTTCACGAACAACGCCGCCGCCACGGCTGAAGGCGCTGCCAAGCCCGAGTCCGCGATCACGTACGAGAACGTTCAGGCACCCGTGCAGGTTGTCGCTCACTGGCTGAAGATCACGAAGCAGCTCGCCGCTGATGCCCCGGCTCTTGCCCAGTACATCAACGCCCGCATGCTGCAGGGCCTCGCCGACAAGGTCGAGGCTGAGATCCTCGTCGGCTCCGGCACCGCTCCGCACCTCAAGGGCCTGTTCGCCACCGGCAACTATGTCGCGCACGGCCTGACCCAGGGAACGAACGAGACCAACCTCGACCTGATCCGTAAGTCCGCGATGAAGGTCCGCGTGGCTGGATTCCGCCCGAACATCGTGATCATGAACCCGGCCGACTTCGACGCCAACGTGATGGGTCTCAAGACCACCGACGGCATTTACCTGGTCAGCAATCCGACCAGCGATGACGTCCCGACCGTTTGGGGTCTCCGCGTCGTGCTGTCCAGCAACGTTGCCGCGGGCAAGTTCCTCGTGGGCGACAGCTCCATGGCGAACATCTGGAACCGCGCGGGCGCTGTCATCGAGCTGTTCGAACAGGATGAGGACAACGTGCAGAAGAACCTCATCACGGTCCGCGCCGAGCGTCGTCTCGCGCTGTCCGTCGAAGCTCCCGCTGCCTTCGTGGGCGGCGACCTCTGGTCCTGATGCCTGATTTTCAGGCGCATCCTTGAGATATCGGCATGGTGAACACATCGACTGCTGTCCCAGCGACCACGCTGGGCTACGTTAAGGCGCACACGCGCATCGAGTCAGATCTCGATGACCTGTTGCTTGAAGCCTACATTCTGTCGGCGACTCAACTGTGCGAGCATGTGATCCACCAGCCGATCATCGCTCGCGACAATAGCGGCTGGGATGAGAGTTTCGTCAAGCCTCGCGAAGACGGACTCCCTGCTGCGGATGTGTGTGCCGTGCCTCCTGCGATTCAAAACTGGATCGCAGGTGTCGTGGCGTACTGGTATCGCAACCGGGAGCAATCCTCCGACCTGACGCTTCGCCCGACTCCGAATTACGACTCTCTCCTCGATTTTTGGAGGATTTATGAACCGTAATTCCATCCCTGCGGCCGGCGAACTGGAGAGGAACGCGCGCTTTTACTCGGTGGCAACGCTCGCCTCGGGCGAGTACGACAGCGAGGACGAACGCACCTTCCTGTTCAGCCGCAGGTGCAAGGTCGAGCCGGTCGGGTCGGGCATCTACTGGAACGGCGTGCAGGTCGACGAGAGCGTGACGCACCGCATCTGGGTGCGCTACGAGCCCGGCAGGACCCGCCCGCAGGATTTTCCAAAGATGACCGAGCTCGAGATCGAGGGCAGGCGCTATCAGGTGAAACGGCTGACCGACGTGAACGGGGCGCACCTGTTCACTCAGATCGAAGCCGAGGAGCTGACAGATGTCTGACCTGTTCGCAGTGAACGCTCAGATCGAGCGTCCGTTCCGTTTTGCAGACTTTGACGTCAAGGTGCTCAAGCGCAGGCTCCGCAAGGAAGCAGGCAAGGTGCAGCGCCAGGCGAGGAGGCTCATCTCATCGCAGGGAGTCTCCCAGCCGGGCGCGATGCCTGGCAAACAGACGGGAAGGATGCAAAAGAGCGTCAAGACGAAAGTCTGGCGCAGCGGATTCGGCGCGACGATCCGTCCGATCCTGAGCGAGGGCGACTATTACCCCGCCTTCGTGGTCTACGGCCATCGCGGTCCGAAGACTCGCACGGCAGAAGACAACCGCAAGCACCGCAAGACGGTCGGCGGCAAGGTCGCTGCTCCGCGCGCGAACTTCATGGTCGCGGCAACCGAGAAGGTCGGCGTCTCCAATTTGCAGAAAGCGATGGCTGAAGCAATGGATGACGCTCTCAAGCCGATAGGGATTCTATGAAACTCGCTCCAATCATCCAGGTGCTCCGCGCCGGTTGTCCCTCGTTTGAGGGCAGGGTGCTGGGGCTCGCCGCGCTCACCCGCATGGACGAGACGACGAATCCGAAACTCCCTTGCGCTTATGTTGTGCCGAGGGCAACCGAGGCCCGCAAGGCCACGATCAGCACGAAGTACAGGCAGGAGATCGAGGACAGCTTCGATGTCGTTGTCGCTGTGCGTCTCGCTTCGGACGATGAGTCGGGGCGGGAGGGGCACGACGCGGTCGAAGACCTGAAGTCTGAGATCTTCCGCGCAATTCTGGGCGCCCGCGTCGCAGACGGGCAGTTCATCGAGTTCGCGGGGCAGTCAGTGAATGTCCCGTACTTGAACCGCTACAGGCTTGTCGAGACGCTCACGTTCTCGTCCGTCGATGACCTCGACGACGAGGACACCGCTCAGGGCGCGATGATCGACGACCTCGACCGTTTCGACTCGATGTACACGACGGTCAGCCTCGCCGATGGCGCGCCTGAAGTCAAGCATCAAATTACTGGCATCTACGGAGAGGAAAGGTAATGGCTATTTCTTTTTCCAATGTGCCCGCAGGGATCCGGGTCCCGCTGTTTTACGCCGAGGTTGACAACAGCCTCGCGAATACGGCGGTCACCGACCTCAAGGTCCTCCTGATCGGGCAGAAAACCGACGCTGGCACGGCAGAGGTGAACAAGCCGGTGCTCGTGACGTCCGTCTCGAGCGGCCGCGAGCTGTTCGGCGTGGGCTCCCAGCTCGCGATCATGAACGCCGCATATCGGTCTAACGACCAGTTCGGCGAAGTGTGGGCGATCCCTGTCGCGGATCCGTCCGGCGCGTCCGCGTCCGGCGCATTCACGGTCACGGGCACCGCGACCGCTGCCGGGACGCTCTTCGCGTATGTCGGGTCGACCCGCGTCGCTGTTGGTGTCGCGTCCGGTGACGCCGCCGCGACGATTGCGACGAACCTTGCAGCCGCCATCAATGCGAACGTTTTGCTGCCTGTCACGGCAGCTGCGTCGAGCGGCACTGTGACGCTTCAGGCGAAGAACGCCGGGGCGTTCGGCAATGACATTTCCATCGCGGTGAACCGTCAGGGCTACGCGGCGGGCGAATCCCTGCCTGAGGGTGTGAGCGTTGCTGTCTCTGCGATGGCAGGCGGCTCAGGTGCTCCCGCTCTCGCGGACGCAATTGCCTCCATGGGAGACGAGCAATATGACCTCGTGGCCTGCCCGTTCGCGGACGCCGCGAGCCTCGACGCTCTCAAGGCCGAGTTCGACGACATCACAGGGCGCTGGTCCCCGACCCGCCAGCTGTACGGGCATGTGTTCTCCTGCATGCGCGGCACGGTTGCGGCTCTCCAGTCGTTTGGTGCGACCCGCAACAACCAGCACGAGACCGTGGTCGGCATCGAGCCGGGCTTGGCTTCCCTCGCAGTCGAGGTGCTCGGTGCCTGGGTGGCCCGCGCTTACAAGAGCCTGAGCAACGACCCCGCGAGGCCGCTGCAGTCGCTCGAGCTCGCAGGCATTGTCTCCGCTCCCGCCGGCGCGCGGTTCACGCTGACCGAGAAGCAGACGCTGCTTACCAACGGCATCGCTACTGAGTATGTCCAGGGCGGCTATGTCCGCATCGAGCGCAGCATCACGACCTATCAGAAGAACGCGTACGGCGTGAGCGACAACAGCTATCTGGACGTGCAGACGCTCTTTACTCTTCAGTACATCCTTCGCGACCTGAAGAGCATCATCACGAGCAAGTACGGTCGTCACAAGCTCGCGAACGACGACGTCCACTTCGGAGCAGGGCAGGCTGTCGTGACTCCCGCGATCATCCGCGGCGAATTGATCGCGCAGTACCAGAAGCTCGAGGAGAGGGCGCTGGTCGAGAACCTCGAGGCTTTCAAGCAGGCTCTGATCGTGGAGCGCGATGCGACCGATCCGAATCGCCTGAACGTGAGCATCGGACCTGACCTCGTGAACCAGCTGAGGATCTTCGCGACCCTTTGCCAGTTCCGTCTGCAATATTGAGGAGGCAGCAGCATGTCTAGAGTAGCTGGTACCTGCTTTATCACTGTTGACGGACAGGAGCTGTCCCTCTCGGGCAACCTGTCCATTCCGGTCAACACTGTCATCCGCGAACCCGTACTGGGAAGCGGGCGCGTCGTGGGGTTCTCGGAAACCCCCGTGCAGCCGCAGATCGCCGGAGACTTCGTCGTGGAGCCTGAGACGGATCTCCGCGCCCTTGCCGAAGGCGAGGACATGACGGTGGTCGCGCGGCTTGCGAACAACATGGTTTATACCTTGAGCGGCGCATTTCTCGGTCCGCAGGCTGATTTCGCGCCTGAAGACGGCACGGTGTCCCTGACATTCCAGGGCATCCGCGGCGACTGGAGCTGACTATGGCAGTCACCGTCAAGCTCAACAGCGCGGTGAAGTATCGCGGGGGCGTGATCTCTGAGATCACCTTCCGCGAGCCAAACTTCAAGGACCTCAAGGAGCTGGGCATTCCCGGCACCACCGACGGGGCAACAGAGGCGCAGGCCGTCCAGGAAATGATGAAGTACCTGGTGCGGCTTGCGAACATCGAGGAAAAGGCGTTCGACCTTGTGTCCGTCCGCGACACGCTCGCGTGCGTCCAGGCGATTGTCCCTTTTTTCGTTCCTGCGGGCGAAACGCCGACCTGAAGGACTTCGAGCGGGACATCTTCCGAATGTCCTACTTCTGGCACCTGAATCCCTTCGAGCTCCAGGAGCGTCCGATCTCGGACGTGACGAAGCTCATGCGGATGACCAACATGATTTGCAGAGAGAGACAGGCACAATATGGCCGCAGGTAAGGAATATCAATTAAAGACCGTTCTGAGCCTGCGGGACCGCTTGAGCAAGCCTCTCGCAGGCATTCGGAAGGAGTTCCAGAAGCTCGACAAGTCGATCAAGCATGTCGGGCAGGAGGCGGGGAGACTCGGCTCCATGCTCGGCAAGCCGCTCGCGATGCTGACGGGCGGCGGGCTTGTCGGCCTCGGCGCCATGGTCCACACATTCTCGGACTTGGGCGACGCGATCGACAAGGCCGCGCAGCGCGCAGGCGTCGGAACGACCGAACTCCAAAAACTCCAGTATGCGGCGGGTCTCGGCGGTTCGTCCGCTGAGGAGATGGAGCACGCGCTGGTCAAGCTGGGGCAGCAGATGAACGCAGCCGCGGCAGGATCAGGCAAGGAATTTGCCGCATTGATGCAGCACCTCGGCATTCCGCTGAAGGACGCGAACGGCAGGATGCGCTCGTCCGCGGACATCATGCGGAACCTCGCCGAGGCGATGAAGAACAACAAGGACAACGCCGCGCGCTTGCAGATCGCGACCATCGCGTTCGGCAAAACGGGCGCGGGGCTGATCCCTGTGCTGTCCGGCGGCGCTGATTCGCTCGACGAGATGGGCAAGCGGGCCGAGAAGCTCGGGCTCATCCTCGACGAGAAGACAATCCAGGCTTCTGCAGCCTTCAACGACCAGCTGGGCGAGCTCAAGCAGCTCGGCAAGGTGGCGAGCGCCCGCATCGGCGGAGCCCTCGCTCCCGCGTTCGAGAAGCTGATCCCGATCCTCGAGGACATCATCCGCAACAACGAGGAGATCATCGGGCAGAAGCTCAAGGAGATGGTCGACGAGTTCGCGGGCGCGCTCGAGAAGATCGACTGGAACGCGGTCGTGGAAGGCATCGGGGAGACGATCGGAGAGATCGGCAGGCTCCTCGACATGGTCGGGGGCGCAAAGGGCATCCTGATGGGCTTCGGCATCCTGATGGGGGTCGACATCGCCAGCAAGTGCCTCTCGCTCGCGGGCGCGTTCGCAGGCGTCGGCAAGGCGCTGTTCGGACTGTCCAAGGCGATGTTCATGTTTTCTGTGAGCAACCCGGTCACGGCGGCGATCATGGGCATCGTCGGGGCGATCACGCTGTTCCTGACATACAAGGACGACATCCTCGGATTCCTCAAAATGCTCTGGGACAAGATCACCAATGTGGCCGGCTCGTTCTGGGATCTGATCACAGGGCGGGGCGGGTCGAGGGGCGATGCTCCGAGGCTCAACGGGGACGCCGCGGCGATGGCGGCGGGCGGCTCAAGCAACAGCCTTGACGTCACGGTTGCGGCAGAGCGCGGGACGAGCGCCCGCGTGACGCGCACCGCGTCGAGCGGCGGCAACATGACGGTCGCATACGGTCCGGGAGGGGCTGACTGATGCTCAGGGACAATCTTTTCAGCGCGTCCTTCCGCGGCATTCCGTTCGATGTCACGACCTCCGACCTCACCGTAGGCCGCAGGACGCAGACTTTCGAGTATCCGCAGCGTGACAAACCGTTTGTCGAGGACCTCGGCCGGGCGGCTCGCCTGATCGAGGTCGAGGCGATCATCGTCGGTCCCGACTATGTCGAGCGGATGAATCGGCTCATCGCGGCGATGGAGACGGCGGGCTCCGGCACGCTCATCCACCCGTTCCTCGGGACGATGAACGTCTCGCCGCAGAGCACGACGCAGGTATCGTTCGACACGAGCGGGCTCGGGCGTGCGACCGCCACGCTCTCGTTCGTTGAGTCGGGCGACTACCAGTTCCCGAACTCCGCGTCGGACACTGCCGCGAGGCTGTTGACCGCGGCAAGCGCTGCCGAGTCGGTGTCTGCGTTATCGTTCGCTGACAACTTCGACCTGGGCAAGCTGCAGGACTTCGGAGCGACGCTCGTGACAGGCTCGATCGGCAGGATGCTGTCAGTCGACAGCCTCCAGTCGGTCGCATCGGGCATCGGCATGGCGACCGAGTACGCGCAGCTGGCGCAGTCGGCGGCGACGCTCGCGGCAAATCCGCGGCAGCTGTTCTCGGCGGTCGCTTCCGTCTTCGGGATGGGCGACCTGACGAGGCAGGCGCTCGGGTGGACGAATGTCGTGCGCGGCCTGTGCGGCGCGCTCGGCAACCTGAGCCTGCATCAGTCGGGAGTCGCAAGCACCGGCCTGATCGATCACGCTGACATCGACAAGGCAGCCCTTCAGGCTCAGGCGATGATCCGGCGCGAACTCCTCATCGGAGCGTCCCGCGCGTCGATGAATGTGGGGGGAGACCTCGACACGATGCCGGGAGCATCGTCCAGGACGATGGCTTACGACGACCTGATCGCCGTGCGGGACGGTCTCCTCTCGCGCTTTGACGAGGAGCTTGAGGACGCCATAACGCCCGACGATGACTACCGTGCGCTCGCAGATCTGCGCAGTCTCGTTTGGGAAGACCTGACGACCAGAGCGGAACAGCGCGCGCACCTTGTGAGCTACACGCCCAGCGAAGTGAAGCCCGCTCTCGTGATCGCTTACGACTATTACGGTGATGCGTCGCGCGACTCCGAGGTCGCGGAGCGCAACAACATCAGGCACGCGGGATTCTGTCCCGCCGTGCCGCTCAAGATCCTGTCCGAATGAACAACGACATCGTCACATTGCTGGTCAACGGCAGCGAGTACCGCGGCTGGCTCGACGTCAAGGTCGAGGCGACGCTGAACTCGCTCTGCCGCGCGGCGTCCGTGACCGCGACTCGGCTCCCCGGCGAAAAGGACCTGACCGAGGGCATCTCGGTCGGGGACTCGGTTGAGGTGCGGATCGGGCAGGACACGGTGCTGACAGGCTACATCGTCAGCAAGGACACGAGTTACGGCGCAAACGACATCGCGGTGTCGGTCGGCATCAAGTCCAAGACGATCGACCTGGTCGAATGCCAGTTCCCGGACGGCAAGCCGCACCAATGGGCTTCGCCTGTGGCGGTGAACAGCCTTATCTCGACGCTTTGCGGCTTCTATGGAGTCGAGGCGGTCTTCGCCCAGGCGAACGGCAAAACGACTTTTCAGGCGGACCTCGACCAGTCGGTCGGGGACTGCATCCTGAAGCTGCTGCGGGACCGCTCGCTTCTCGTGACGGATGACGAACAGGGGCGCATCGTGGTGGCGAAGGCGGGCTCGAGCATGTCCTCGACCGTGATCGCGACAGGCGTCAACGTCCTCTCCGCGGACCGCTCCGAGGATTCCTCGGACGTGTTTGAACACACGATTGTGCTGGGGCAGGCGGCGAACCCCGACGGCAACGTGACGAACGGCAACAGCCTCAAGGCGATCGCGAACAATCCCGGCTGCCGGGGCAGGACAAAGATTACTGTCCAGTCGGGCAACCGCACGCTCGCGGATCTGAACGCCCGCGCGCAGAACCTGATGCTGAACGCGATCGGGAACGCTGACAAGCTCTCCTACGAGCTCCAAGGCTGGAGGCAGCAGGACGGATCGCTCTGGAAGCCGAACCAGCTCGTGCATGTCAGGGACACGTTCTTCGACATCGACCAGCAGCTGTTGGTCAGCAAGGTGTCGTTCTCGATCAGCGACAGCGGCACCACAACAAACCTCGACCTGATCTCGTCCGACGCCTTCCTTGTGACGGATCTCCCGGACCAGGAGAAGTCGCAGGCGAAGTCCAAGACAAAGAAATCGAAGGGCAAGTCGGGCTATACCTTCATCGCGAAGAAGGACAGCGGCAAGCTATGAATTACCGCATTGCCAACATGATTACCCGCGGCATCGTCACGGCGAAGAACGCCGCGCAGAAGCTGAGGACGCTCCAGTGCGAGCTCTTCGGCGGCGAGACAAGGTGGCAGGTCGAGGACTTCGAACCGTACGGGTTCACAGCTGAACCGCACGACGGCGCCGAGGTCCTTGTTGTCAGCCTGGGAGGAGACCGCGAGCATTCCATCGCAGTTTGCCATCCCGACCGCAGGCACCGTCCGACGGGTCTCAAGAGCGGCGAGGTCGTGATCTACGACGATCTTGGCCGCAAGGTCTTCCTGAGCCGGGACGGCGTCAGGATCGAAGGAGCATCGAGCCCCGTGACCGTGGCAACGTCGGGCACGGTGACGATCGACGCTCCGCTTGTCAAGATCACGGGCAACCTCGAGGTCGAGGGCACCGTGAGCGACCTGAAGGGCAACGGCGGCTCTTCGATGGATTCGATGCGCGATGTCTACAACACGCACACCCACAACCACGGGCATCAGCCCGATCAGAGGATGTGATGCAGATCTACTTTAATGGGCGTGAAGCGGACCTGTCGTATTTCGCGAGCGATCCGCTCCCCCGCGCCGTAGTGAACAGCCTGTTTTCCTGGGCGCGGGCTGACGAGGGCGACGACCGTTCGAACGATTCATGGCAAGGCTGGTGGGGCGACACGTTCGCAGACAATTCGGGCGACAGGTTCGGCAGCAAGCTGTGGCTCCTGACGCGGCGGAAGCTCACGCAGGAGACGCTCAGGCTCGCAGAGCAATACGCCGAGGAGGCGCTCCAGTGGCTGATTGACGACGGCGTCGCAAGCCGCGTCGAGGTCGAGGCAGAGCTGCAGGCTCCCGAGCGGCTGAACATGCTCGTGACAGTTTTCAAGCGCCCCGATGAGCGCGCAGACTCGCTGCGCTTCGAGGACGTCTGGGAGGATTTGAAAGATGGCATTTGAACGTCCGACGATCCAGCAGATCATCGAGCGCGTGAACGCAGACCTCGAGTCGAGGCTTACGTCTGCACAGCTCCGCAGGAGCAACGCGAAGGTCTACGGCAGGGTGCTCGCGGGAGCGTCCCACGAGCTCCACGCCCATATCGACTATGTGAAGCGCCAGCTGTTCTTCGACACTGCCGAGGCTGAGTTCCTCGACCGCTGGGCGAGCATCTTCGGCATCTACAGGACGCCCGCGACCAAGGCGGCAGGCACCGTGGCG